AAAACGGCACGTCAAGACGACTAGGCCCATCAAATGCCAGTGCAAACGATTTATTCCAAACAAGTAACTATCAGTTCTCATTGTGTAAGAAGTCAGACACAGAATATTACATGGTGAAACGTACTGGCAGTCAGTGGCTTTGCTGGGCGTTAAATCCGTACACAACTCAATGGACAGGAACAAGTGTTCAGCCGATTGATCTAACCGTTAACTTAGAAAAAGCACACGCTGCCTATTGGGAAAGCACAGTAGTAGACGGAACGCGCATGTACTACACAAACAGTGATTACGGTGTTTCGTACTATGACTTTGCCGATAACACGCAAGGTGTTGTAAGCGGCCTAACAATAGATAGTGGTTCTCCATACGGTTATGACATTTGGGGCAGTCGAGTTGACGTTGATAGCACAACTGTTGCTAGTCGGACTTACAATATTTCACCCTCACTTGGTGTTCGCATTACTGGCGTAACTTCAGCATAAGGAGAAAAATATGCCATTAGAATTAGCAGCAGTAACTACTGCAAGTACAACAAAAGCACCGAAGCAAATTATGGCGGTTAACTACTCAAACGGCGCGACGATGTATGAAGTTCCAGCGGGTCGTGAATTTACAGGTGTGATAGGTTCTGCAACATATCAATACTTTCCGACCATTAACGGCACAGGTAATCATAGTTGGTCGCAAAGTGGTTCTACTCAACCTGTACAAGTTACCTTAGTTGAGGGAACGGTTGTAGCGGGTTCAGGTAGTACAACTACTTGGATTATGGGTGTAGAACGCGATGCCTAATCACACATTTGTATTCAATGACGACGATTTTGGCTGCACAATTACAAGTGAAGATGAATTGTGGCAGCTTGAACTTGCGTCTTGGCATCCGCAAACATTAGAGCCTTGGGATTCACAAGACGCTGTTAGGGACTTTGTAAATGGTCGTGCCGTTGGCTACCCATTATGGCGGCTAATAGCTGACTTACCTACACAAGAAGAAACAGATGCAAAGACTGCGATTGTTAATCGTGAACAACGCAATCAGTTACTTGCTGACAGCGATTGGACGCAGATGAATGACAGTCCGTTGAGCAACGAAGATAAAACCGCTTGGGCAACCTACAGACAAACTTTACGCGACATTACGGCTGACGAAAGTTGGCCGAATGTAACCTTCCCAGCTACCCCATAGGTAACCCTCCCCCATGACAGACCAGCAAGATAGCTGGCATCTCTCCAAGAGTGTGCCTGTAACCTTCCTATTTGGACTTGTGGTTCAAGCTGTAGCAATCGTTTGGGTATTTACGATGACGATTGCGAACGTCGAAGAGAACCGTGAAGACCTCTCTCGTTTAGAAATACGTGTCAGTGCGATTGAAGATAATCTGTATTCTCTTGCAGTCGCTACGGCTCGTATGGATGAGAACATTAAAGCAATAAGGAAGGCCGTCGAACAGATGGCCAACCACTAATCATTTCAGACAAATTGGATTAACAAATGCTTGCGGAACTTGCCGCCTTTACAGCCGCCATGAAGACGGTTGAGGGCACTATTCGTGCAGGTAAGTCACTTGCTTCTGCTGCAAAATCCATAGGGCAAATGGCAGAGAGCAAAGACACCCTGCATCAGAAATTGCAGAAGAAAAAGAACTCTCCATTTTCCCGTCAGGTCGAAACGGACCTAGAGGAATTTATGGCCTTGGAACAGATACGGGAAGCTGAAGCACGACTTAAAGAAATTATGATTTACACAGGTCGTGCAGGATTACACGGCGACTTTGTTAAGTATCAAGCAGACGCCCGAAAAGCCCGTAAGGAAGCCGAACGCCAAGCACAAAAAGAACGTGAGGAACTGATGGAAAACATAGCAGTTGCTGTGGGTATATTCGTTGGTTTCGCACTTGTGGTTGGCGCATTGGCTGGCTTGGTTTGGTACGTGAAAGGATTTTGATATGACTGACGGATTAGTAGTCGACAAAGAGAAGTATCAATCCAATCGTCGCCATATGTGCTGGGTTGCGCTAGGATTGATGGTTATCTCGACAATCGCTACCATCGTGGCCCCTGCCCGTATGGCTGAAGCTGATAGTATACTGATGGCGCAATATCTTGCCCTGTCAGGACTTGTTTCAGCGTATTTCCTGCTTGGGTCTAAAGGCTCAATCAGCACTGAAATATCTATGAAGAAATGACGCACAGGCCACTTATTGGCCTCCTAATGCTACTTATGGTGACGGGGTGTTCCAGCATCCCGTCTTTCCTTATGCCCTCTTCCAAGGGCGTCTCTGTGACGCCTATAGGCACTCAGGTGGCACGTGAGGCAACGCAGCAAGCCGTAGCAAATCAAAGCAACGCCGAAGCTGGTCGTGATGTCGTCATTACAGAGACAGAATTAGAAGCAACTGGTGAAACCGTAAACATCGACCAGTCCATTCCACCTTGGGTCTTAATAGCCCTTGTGCTTGGATGGTTGGCCCCTAGCCCGTCAGAGATGGGACGTGGCCTGATGTCGATGCTGGCTTCGCTAAGGAGACAAAAAAATGACCAACACAGAGTTGATGGAACTTCTGCATCGTACACTCGCAGAGAACCTACTGTCGCGCATCAGTGACCCTGAAGCAAAATCAGCAGACCTGAACGTGGCTCGACAGTTCTTAAAAGACAACGGCATTGAGGCTGTAGCAGCAGAGGGTTCACCCCTTGCTGACCTTGTAGCCACCCTGCCCGACTTTAATGATGAAGACGCTGACCTAAGCGAAATGAAGTTGAACTAATGACAACAAAGACAAATCCGCTTTCAGACTTTCGCAAATTCCTATTTGTAGTCTGGAAGCACCTAAATTTGCCTGACCCGACGCCCGTTCAGTACGATATTGCAAAGAATATCCAGCACGGCGACAAACGAATGATTGTTGAAGCGTTCCGTGGTGTAGGCAAAAGCTGGATTACGTCCGCATATGTAGTTTGGTTGCTCTATTGTAACCCACAATTGAACATTCTGGTGGTGTCAGCGTCCAAAACTAGGGCCGATGACTTCACAACTTTCACGCTCAGACTGATAAATGAGATGGAAATACTGGCGCATTTGCGTCCAAGAGAGGACCAAAGACAGTCAAAAATCAGTTTTGACGTTGGTCCAGCAGCCGCAAGCCACGCACCTTCTGTAAAAAGCGTCGGAATTACTGGCCAATTGGCAGGTTCTCGTGCGGATTACATCATTGCCGACGATATTGAGGTGCCAAATAACTCTATGACACAGGGTATGAGGGACCGTTTATCAGAGGCGGTCAAGGAATTTGACGCTATCTTGAAGCCTGATGGACGTATTATTTATTTGGGTACGCCACAGAACCAAGAATCTTTGTACAACAAGCTGCCAGAACGTGGCTACAAAACACATATTTGGCCAGCCCGTTACCCCGATGAAGATACCCGTATTGGATATGGTGGTAAGTTGGCTACTTTTGTAGAAAACAGACTGCAAAACGACATTAACTTAGAAGGTCAACCAACTGACCCTAAACGCTTCTCTGAGTTTGACCTGCTAGAGCGAGAGGCATCCTACGGACGCAGCGGATTTGCCCTTCAGTTCATGCTTGATACGAGGCTCTCTGACGCCCTTAGATACCCTCTTAAGGTATCGGACTTAATTGTGATGGATTGCCCCACTCACGAGGCTCCTGAGCGGCTCTCATGGTCATCTGATGAGCAGTATATTATCCAAGATTTGCCGAACGTAGGATTTACGGGTGACCACTACCACAGACCTATGTTTATGGCTGATGATTTTGTTGAATACAGCGGCTCAGTTATGAGCATTGACCCCTCAGGTAGAGGCGTCGATGAGACTGGTTATGCGGTCGTGAAAATGCTCAACGGCTATCAGTTCGTCCGCAGATGCGGTGGAATTGCTGGAGGGTACTCAGAGGAAGCCTTAGAGCAGCTTGCTCGTATTGCCAAAGAGGAAGGTGTAAACGAGATAATCGTTGAGTCCAACTTCGGTGACGGGATGTTTAACCAACTGTTCACGCCTGTGCTGAATAGGATTTACCCCTGCACTCTTTCTGAAGTTCGACATAACAAGCAGAAAGAACTGCGAATAATCGACGTTCTGGAACCTGTTTTGAACCAACACAGGCTTGTGGTGGACAAAAAGGTCATCAAGCAGGACTACGAAAGCTGTCAGCATCTGCCGCCTGAGCAAGCCTTACGTTATCAATTGATGTATCAGCTTACCAGAATAACGAGAGACCGAGGTGCGTTGGTCAACGACGACCGCCTTGATGCCTTAGCTATGGCAGTACAGTTCTGGGTCGATGCGATGGCCCAAGACGTTGAGAAACGTATGGCAGCTAGACGTGAAGACCTATTGCGAGACGAAATGCACCGTATGCAAAGACAACATCAGCTAGGATTTGCAATTCTGACAGGTCATAATCTTAAGGATACTAATAGTTCCTATAAGTGGTGACGTTCGTAGAAGCCGTGAAAAAAGACCAAATAATTTGGTTGCACTATGAGGAATAGGGAAAGCCTACCTATAGGTGACCTAAAAGATTTAAAAATAAGACATCGTACAACGTCTATCTATAGGTGAACCTATTGGTAACTAAAGGTCCAACCTTGGGTTCTCCTCATGATACCTTTCGCACTCAGGTGTAACGTAATGAATCCTGAGGTCAGCTTTCTGTCGACCGCATCTGTTGCACTTGGCGTTCTTCTTTAGTCGAGCGAAGGTGTAGTCGTTAGGCACAACAGCCAATATGCTGGCGATTGTCGTTAGGCGACTGTGGTTGCACCAAGTGCAGTGAATGCTGACATGATGCTTTTCAATTGTTTTAAGCAGCGTCACCTTCCAGTTCCCCTATAAGACAAGACATCATGTAAATGACGTAACTTATTTCGTCGTGCGTGGCCTGTTCGCCCTGCTCTATTATGTACAGCAGCATTTCTTTGACCTCATGAGCGATGAGAAGTTTCTCATCAGGTGGGTCTGGTGGTGGACAGTTAGAAATATACAAAGAACCCCCTCAAGCGACTGGATGTCGACTGGCGCAATATTATTTGATTTTCGGAATGTTCTACATTTGTTCTATTTTACGATTCCTGTCAATCACTGAAAAATAATTTTGCTGAAAAAATCTGAGGGGGTGTACGCTAATTACCCGTCGCAAAAATCCCCCCATGCCGCCCCAAGCAAATCCCTGCAAAAATCAGGGGCAAATCCAGCGATTGCCCAAGGCAGACTGGGATTATCCAACGATTACTGGGGGTGGGGTTAAATCTAATATTTAACACGCACCATTTTGCCCTGTTTTTGGGGTCAGCCGCAAGGTTTTGGCTGTCTGTGTCTTACCTATCGTTTTTGTGCTTCCAGTAAAAGTAAGCGAACCATATCAAACAGAACGGGCCTGTTATGAATACAATAATGGCCGACCCTGTAAACCAATGGTATATCAAGTCTTCCCACCAATAATTATTTTCATTGAAATAAGGATTGGAAAACTCAAAGTACCAATCGACAAACACGTCGACTGAGAAGGGTATCGTTAAAAATCCAAGTATCCAATACTTATGATAAGGGTCAACACTCATTCCACCACCCTACAGAACACATGCAAGTATTCAACAGGCTTCACCTGCCGTTTTCTTTTAAGGCTTCAGACACTCATAGGTATAAGTTTTGTTTTTAATTCCATTTTTTGTGAAAACACTTCGTAGTTCTTGAAATTGGTTTTGCTCTAAATTTAAGATAAATGTTATTTTCCTAGGCGGCAAATCTGAATCGTAAACCATCAAAACTGTCGAACCAATCATACCAACACCTTCAACGACACCCTCAACAGGGGCTGCGCGTTTCAGGATTATTTCTTTCCCATCTATAATTTCGGACAACTCTACGTTCATTAGGGCGCCTTCACCAACATCTAGGCTGACTATGGCGGACCCAGCATAATCATTAGCCAAACACCGAAACTTTAGGTCTGCTTGGGCAGTCGTGCAGAACATTGCTAATACAATAAATAAACATCTCATGCGCATAGCTTACCGCTTTATGTATGATAGTGAAGTCACTTTTATTATGCGCCTGCCGTTTTCGAGGAAGAGGTGCTGGAACCACAGGGAATAACAGGAACGATGAATAGAAGAACCTGCGGCCCCAGCATACGCATGGTAGTTTGGGAGTACCATACAGCCAGCATTTATCACCATTACTAGAACCCAAAGCGTTTCTACCGTCGACCTACAGGCCACCTGCCCGTTTGCATTAACAATGTGCAGTCCGACGCCCATCTGCTGAAAAATGATGCACCTGCTGTTTTCGCACTGGTGACTAAGGGACCCCCATAGAAGCCAACAAGAATTTTCACGTTGACTAACGGACCTCTATAGATTGGGAACGCTGACAAGGCTGAAAACTAAACAGACTATCCTTTGGGATAGTTTTTGCTTGACACGGCACTCATTTCGTGTTAACATACAAGTATAGGCAGGTGAAATGTCACACGGCTCGCCACCTATCGCTTTTGTAGCGGCGAACGCACCAGCACCACGCCTTATTATATAGTGAAGACGCTTTCGCGGTGTCCCTGCTGTTTTCACATGGTTTTTACCATCCCGTCACAAAACCGATACAAAGCACATTTAAACCGCTAAGTCAGGAACAATCCGTTCTTGCACAGTTGTTGACTTTATGAGTTCAACACCTATATATTCGCAACATGGGACGATTCCGTCCCTAATCTATCAGCAGGAGGACCAAATGGGTCTAGCAAAGCACTGGCAACATGAGCAGGACGAACTCACAGACTTCGTTGACGCTTTAATTATGGGTCACCTCAACGACCCTGAAGACTTCGATTACGCACATCGCTACGACAGCGTCCCGCGTGAAATTAACTCACGCATGGTACGTGACATACGCACGGGCCGCTTCATCGCGAAGGTCGAAGGGACCGACTATCACTGGAATGACGACACAATCGTGTTTGCAGATGATGGCGGCTGGCACAAACCAATGGTCATTACGGCCACAGCAGGAAAGGCAGTATTATAATGAGTTACTTGAAGCGCAACAATTACGCGGCAATTGGTGGTGATGACGCTTTTGCAATGGCGTGTATCGTCTTTGGTAAAGACCCTCGCGATATGCCTATCGTGGCTAACCGCAACACAAAGCCGCCACGTTTTCCGACTGGTAATGTCGATGACATTATTAATGTGTATTCGTGGCTTGAGGGTCCACCCTCTCGCCTCGCATTGAACCAGTTGCATCATTACAAGTACGGTACAGTGGAATACACACGCCGCATCGTACCACCCTACTTTCAGTTCGAAGATGATGGCAATTACGACACCCTCAAAGATGTCATCTTGGAACTCAAAGACCAAGCAGCAAACGATAACGACGACGCTGTGGGGTATCACAATATCAGTGCATCCGACCTTTAGGTTGCACTAAGGAATGCAAGAACCGATTGTTCTTACTATTGGCCAAAATCGCACTAAAGTGCAGAAAGGTAATACAAAAATGGCTTACGTTGGATTGAACGACCAAGAAAAACTGTCACTTACTGAACGCTTTGTTTCGGATTTGACAAAGGAAGATGCAATGGCGATTTGCATCTATTGTGGGCGCAAAGACCTATGGTGTGCTGTTACAAAACTGAACGATGACAAATGTTTAGATTGTGGCAAGGCGAATGCACAACTTGATGCATTGAGCGTTTGGGATTGGGTAGAGAAATGGCAACTGTTGGTATCACCAACATGGAAACCCAATTATGCATCATATGATGCGGTAATTGAAACGCCGTTTGATGCGTGGCTGGATACCAACCACAACACGATTACTGTGATGCTCTCACGCGGTTACCGCACCTTCCCTGTCCCATGTAAATCCACATGGGCGTTCGACATCGAATTTTACATCAAAAACATGCTTGAGGGTAAACCTCGTCGTCGTCGCCGCAAAATCATCACCGCAGCATAAGCGGTGTCTACTGGTGTCCAGCGTTGACCTCCCTGCGCTGGCATCCAGTGGGCATCCCCCACTCTTTCGCAGAACTAGGAGTTGCAAATGAAAGATATTTTGATCGACAAGACTGAAGTTAACAGCACTCAGGATTTGACAAAACTTTTGTCCGCTATGGACAACGCCTCAGACTACTTTGCTCAATTCGATGATGAAGCTGATGCACTGTATCTGGGTCAACGCTTGTTGTTGTCAGAAGGTATCCGTCACGCATTGGCATTTATGCTCAAACTAGAAGAGAACATCTTTTCAAAATCCGCTGATGTTGGTGTCTTAAAAGATGGCGTCTTTTTTGACGAAGCATTTGACGATGATGTCTATGCAGAAACAAACGAAGTTGTTTGGAATATGGAGTTGGCATCATGAAAGCACATGAAGTTATGAACTACCAAGACACAATCACCCTAATCATTCATGCATCGGACATCCTGCGCATGGATGGCTATTGGGGTGAAGCTGTTGATTTGGACAACGCCGCAGATACCATGACGGAATTGGTAGAGCGTCTACGTGCTGAAGTGGCCAATGATGGCTAATTCAGTTGGAAATGTCGTTTTGGATATGCAATCTATGCATAAACAAGAACAAAGCGGCTTTGGAGCAAATCAAATGTCAGAAAAATTAGAACGTGCAAACCTCAGCGTTTCCCAAATCAACCTCATGCGGACGAACTTCTTTGATATTCGCCGTGTGCTTAAGTTGATGCGTGATGCCGCTGATAATGCATCGTGGTTTACAATACGCCACGCTGAGGTTGCACTGATGCTGTTTGACCAAGTTCCAGAACATGGCTTGGAACAACAGTTGGTACATAAGATTTGCGGCCTCAACCAGTCCACGACCCATCGGATTATTCAATCCTTTGAAGAGTTGGGCTGGATTGAGGTTGAACATGACGCAGCAGATAAGCGTTTACGCCGTATCAAGATAACAAAAACACCTGTGGTTGCGGGTACGTTGTCAGGCGAACAGGTTATTGGTTTGTTGTTAGATGCTGGCACCAAACGTGATAACGGCGCGTTGTTGCAGAAGAACTTTGAGACACGTCTGTTACAGACACACAACGTTGTTCCGTTGGTTGCGCAAGATATAACAATGAAAGCGGAAGTTGGTCAGGTGACTGTTACCACAACTGACGCCAAATTGATTGAGCGCAAGCGGCTGGAGAACTGGGAGCATGACAAGGCAATTGCCGATTGGAATGCAGGTAAGATTGAACGCCGTATGGACCGTAAAAAAGATGGTCGCTGGTCAATCTATCGTGAAGGTATTGCTGAACCTATCGGGGTTCAAAAAGACATGCCGATTGCTGAACTAAACGACATCATCGACGAAATTGGTGATGCCATTATCAAGGCAATTAGTCTCGATAGTGCGCGGATAGAAGAACCGCTCGAAGGTCTTTTAACGGCGTGGTCAGAAAAGTTGAACCGCGACGAATACCAACTGATGCGTCAGAAACTGATGGTCAGAATGGCAGACAAGGTTGAAGAACTGCAAGAACAAGCAAAGAAGCAACAATTGGAGTCTGCACGAACTAAACAAAATGCAGACCGTGCTTTGGCCCAGTCAGAGGCGAACCCATACATGCACCAAGAACAGATGTGGCATGCAATGGCGTCTAAATATCTAAAAGAATGGGCTGAAACCGAGAAAGCAATGGATAAGACGCTTACCTCTAAAGACAAACTCAGCATGGCTATGGCGACCATATTCAAGTTGAATGACCAGTTGAAAGAAGTGACTGGCTACGGTTCTGGGGGTTTTGGTGAAGGTGCCTACGGCGGTACCGAAGTAGAGGAAGAAGACGATGCCTAAACGCACCCTACCCTCTGGCATATCAGTTACACCGTCAGGCAAGTTCCATGCGGACAAGCAACACAACGGCAAACGCTATGTCAAAACCTGTGACAGCTTGGCGATGGCTGAGTTGTTTATTGCACAGGTCAAAGCTGGTGTAATTACTGTCGGTTCGACTGCTGAAGACAGTGCTACACCTATGACAGTGCGCGAGGCGATGAACCGCTATGTTGATTATCGTGTTGATACATCAAAAAGCGATACCGCCAGCCCACGTCAGTACAACAGCTACGCCAACGCGCTGATTGCACATTTCGGTGCTGACACGTTTCTGGATGCCATAACGATGCCCATGCAAAAGGCGTTGTTTGATAACATGCTGTCCAAGTACAGCGCATCCCACATCAATGGCACATCCAGCTTCCTATACGGAGCCATGAAGTATGCCTACGAGCGCGGCGGCATGACCAACAAACCTCAGCGTATGGGGCATGTGCAGGTCGCTGAGGGACGTAAACGGTATCTTACAGATATTGAGGACCAGTGTGCTGAAAACTGGTTCTGGGATAACGCACCACATTTCGTTCCCCTGTATCATTTCTACATGGACACAGGATGTCGAAAGGCTGAGGCGTTTAAACTTGAGTGGGCTGACGTAGACTTCCAGTCCAATCGCATAACATTTTGGGGCAACCGCACGAAGACAGGTAAATCACGTTCGGTGTCCATGACCAATCGTATCAAGGCTGCTGTCCGACAGTTGCGCCTTGAACGTGGGGCTACACAAGCAACTGTCTTCGGACATCTGTCATTGCGTAGCTTTGAGAATGCTTGGAACAAGATGCGTAATGCACTTGGTCTAAGTGAAGACGCGCAGTTTGTAATCCATGCCATGCGGCACACGTGCTGCACCCGCCTACTGGCGAACGGTGTTGATTTGATAACGGCGCAACACTGGATGGGCCACAAGGACATCAGGCAAACTGCTGCCTATTCGCACTTGATGCCCAAGAACCTTGATGCTGCCGCCACGGCTCTTGAGAACCACGGACAGGACGCATCGCAAGCCAGAGAGGTAATGTGATGGCGAAAACTAGCACTGCACAACGAGCCGTTGACCTTGTGACTTTGTTTCAAGCGAAGGGTAAGAATGTGCAAGGCGTCAAAGTAGATGGCAAATCCATAGAAATATGGTTCGAGAAAAAAGATGACGATGAAGTCAACGAACTCGATTATGTTGATTGGAAATTCACCTAATGGCAGCCAAAGTCAAATTACCAAAATATGTCTATTACAAAGGTGGCGGTCGTCATAAGACCAAAACGCTTTGGTTTGAAAGACAAGGTTGGACTACGGCAAAATTTCAAAACCAAGACCCCAAAAGCGCAGAATTTTTTGCAGAATATGCTTCGATGATGCGCGGGGAACGTGAAGAGCGGACGCTTGCTGATGAACGCGACAGCAGACGCACTTTCCGCAAGCTAATTCGCAGTTACGAAAAATCTGTTCGTTATACAAAATTAGCGGATAGCACACGCCCAGCTTATGACCGCGTGTTGCGTAATCTTTTGAAAAGTATGCCAGAGGTTGACCCACGAAAGGTGCGCAGAAAGGACGTCATACGGTTACGTGATGCGAATGCTGATAAGCCTCGCTTTGCAAACTACTGCGTTCAAGTAATGCGTATTCTGATGGAACATGCAATCGACATCGGATGGTTAGACACAAACCATGCCAAAGGTGTGAAACTGTTTCCACCATCTAAAGCCAAACGTCTCCCATGGCCCCCTGCCTTGGTGGATGAATTTAGAAAAGTTGCGGGTCCACGAGAACTGCTGGTTTTTGAAATGTTATTGGGTACGGGACAACGCATTGGCGATGTGCTTGATATGCAGTGGCATGAAATTTCTGAGGGCGGTATTTATGTCGTACAGAATAAAACTGGTAAGCATCTGTGGGTACCATTTGCTTCACGTCTCCTGACGTTACTTCAAAATACGAAGAAGCAATCAATGTTCATCGTGACCAATCCAAGTGGTGACGGTAAGTGGACATATGACGGGGCGCAGAAAGCGATAATCAAAATTCGCAATAAGATTGGTGCTGAAAAGTACGATATTCATTCGTTACGATATTCAGCAGCAAGTGAATTGATGATGGCTGGATGCTCTGTCGAAGAGATTGCCGCGATTACAGGACAGACTGAGCAAATGGTTAATCATTACACCGCAGCAGTAAAACAAAAAGCGTTAGCAAACAGTGCACGGGCAGCACTAGAAAGGACACAAAATTGAATCGCCCAACAAATATGAAATGGAACAGTGCGAGAACAAATTTCCGAGCACATTTCCGAGCACTTGCAAATTCGAGCAATTCCGCCGAATGGGTAAACCCTAGGGAAAAACGCTAAATGACTGAAATTATTGCGGATTATTTGGTGCCCAAGGAGAGATTCGAACTCTCACGCCCGTGAAGGCGGGGGATTTTGAATCCCCTGCGTCTACCATTCCGCCACTTGGGCACTGGAAGCGTGATTAAACAAATGTTTCGCCAAGGTCCAGAGGGAAAACGCGC